TTAATAGAAATCAACATCTAGAATGTTTATTGAATTGGGTCTTTTGCCTCTAACCCCTTTAATATACTCAATTTTAATAGATTTAATTGCTCTTTTGATGAACTCAGCTTTCAATTCGAGATCCATTCTTTCCCAACCCTCAAGTAACGAGTATTTAAAATTTTTGATTTGCTCATAATCATAAACTTTGATTTTGTTCTCCTTTATTTGTTTATTATAAGCTGCTACCATATCATCTAAATCTTTGATAAGAGGTGTGAGTTCATCTTCTCGCATTAAACCTTTTGCGAATAATATGTGATATCTTTTGCGCTCTTCATTAATTTTATCTATATCAATTTCAATTTCTGGTTCTTCCTCTTCGGCCATTTCTACCTCGTAATTAGTTAAATCAAAATTACTTATATAAGTGTAGAATTGTTTCAACACTTCTTCTTCACTAAAATTGAAATTTTCAACACTTTTATCGCACTTACATCTATCGCAGTAATAATGTTTGGAATACCACGTTCCCCTTTTTTGTGTTACATGTTTATTAGTATTTAAAGTGCAACGATTGCCACACACTGGACAAACTAATTTACCTCTAAAAACTGAAGTATGTCTTACTACTACACTGTTAGTCCTTTCGCTAATACGCTCCCTTATTTCTTCGTATTCTTCATCAGAAATAATAGGTTCGTGTGTATTTTCAACAAACACATCACTAAAATAATAATGTCCGCGTGCTACAGGACTTTTTAAAGCGTTTCTCAACACACTCCTGTGCCAACGATTGCCGATAGGAGGTTTATAGTTAGAGTTATTTAACTTGATTGTGATTTCCCTTAAACTTGTACCTTTCTTAATTTCATCAACCGCAAAGCGTAAAACTTTGCTATATTCATTAGGTATAAACTTATTGTCTACACGATCATAAAAGAAAGGGGGAGTTGTTTTGATTAATCCTTTTTGAGCAGCTGCACGTCTACCCATGAAGGTTCGTTCTTGAATTGTTGTTCGTTCCCATTCGGCCATAGCGCCAACAAGCGTAACAAATAACCTCCCCATAGCCGTAGATGTATCGTATACCTCAGTCGCACTTCTGAACGACACATCATTCTTTTCTAAAATTTCTAATATATCCAACAAATCACGTACAGACCTTGTCAATCTATCAAGTTTATACACTAACACTAAATCAAGTTTATCGACATCTTGAATAAGTTGATTCAAAGCCGGACGGTCTCTTTTTGCACCTGAATAACCTGCATCAGTATATATTTTATAAACTTTCCAATCGTTAAATTCACAAAATTGTTTGAGTTTGCGTTCTTGTTCTTCGATAGAAAAACCATGTAAACTTTGCTCATGTGTGCTCACACGTGTGTAAATCGCCACTTTCATCACTATCACTCCTAAAAATTTACAAAAAATAATAAGGGTAGACTTGCTACCCAAAAATTATTCATTTGTCGCGTCGTAGTATTCGTCGCCATTCTCATCAGTTTTCACATTGTTTTCTGATGGTTTTGGCACACTGTTGTCATAAAGGGACGGATGACCACCCACGCCATTTTGTGGTGTTTTTTCACCTTTCGGTTGGTTATCATCAACTCTAGTTGCAGCGTCGTTGTTTTTATAAACGACTTGATCCTGAGTATTTACTTGACTTTCGCTATCGTTTGACGATATTATGTTTTGGTCATTCGAGCCGTTCAATTCGTCAGTAATATCGTTTACAGCTGAGTAGTCAACCGTTTTTAACTTGGATAAGATTATTTCCTTTTCTCCTAATTCTTTACCACCAATACCTTTAGTCGCCTTTAATGTGACTTTGTTGTCATTTTCTAATTCATAACCAATAATACCCTTAGCTGATTTGCCTTTTTTAATGGTATCATAAGCGTGTTTTGACCACTCTTCGTATTTTCCTGTATTAGGCGTTGTGCCAGTGTCTAGTTCTGCCATTGAGTTTTCTGTATCTTGAAGAACTGTAAATCCAGCCATAAATATAGTGTTTGGCGCTACGTTTTCTCTACCTGATTTACTTTTAACTTCGTATTTAAAAACAACGGACTTTTTACCACTGTCTTTATCATTGACGATAAAAGTATCCTTGATTTTCAATACCGCGTCATCGATAACTAAAGTGTCATTTGTAAATTGAGGTTTGTCTTCATTCACCTTAGTTTCTTGTTTTGTTTCACCTCCCTTCTCATTACCACATGCACTTAAAACTAAAATACTAGCAAACAATAAAAACATTAATCGCTTCATATTTTACACTCCTTAAAAATTATTTTTATATAAAGCGTCACAAGGACGCTCGATATTGTATTCATCTATTTCTTTTTTAGTAATAGGTAGATTGTTTTTAACTCTATATACTAATTGTTCTAACGTGTAGATAGGAACCATTTCAGTCCCATCATCTTCTAAACGTTGCACTTCAGTCATGCGTTTTCCTCCTACAATATAACTTTTCCTGCTACTTTAATATCGTGACTACTATCAAAATGCAAATCAGGATACTTTGGATTTAATGAAACCAAACGTATTCCTTCTTCGTTAATAAACACCTTTTTCAAATAAGCCTCACCATCAATAACAAAGATACCAATTTGGCCACTATTGATTTGCTTAGTTTTGTCGATAAAGATAATTTCTTTATCTTCAAACAATGGTTCCATTGAATCACCGTTAACTTGCAATGCAAAGTCGTAATTAGGTATGTGTCCGTTGTATTGCATTGTGAACTCTACACCATCTATTAACGTTTCGCCTGTACCAGCTGAAGCGTAACCGTAAACGGCGACTTCTTCTGATACTATGTTGTTCGAATTGATATGTAAGACTTTGTTATTTTGTTCATTTAATTGTTCATTAGCAAAGTCCAGTACACGTTTTTGACGCGGAGGTGTGAGTTGAGAAGAAACATCATTGATTTTAGCTATGACCTCTTGAATGTTTGATTCACTAATTAAATCTAGTGGTTCGACTCCAAAAACGTTGGCAATTTCAGGCAACTTGTCTAACTTAGGGCTTCTAATACCTTTCCTCCATCTTGTAACAGTTGTCCGATTCACATCTACTAAGGCAGCCAAATCGCTATCACTCATATCTCTTTTGTTCATAAGTCGTTCTAAATTCGAAGAAAATGAAGTCATTTTTTTATCTCCTTTAAACGTGTTTTGAAATTTGTAACTTCATTATATGTCCAAAGTTCCAAAAATGCAACACAAACATAATTTGATGCGTAGAGTAAAAAAAATATGTTAAAAACACTTGCATTTTTGGAATGGTAGGTTTAGTATTGTTGTCAGGAGGTGTTCCAAAAATGCACAAAGATTTATATAGCTTTCGCAAAGCGGCTAAAAAAAATCAAGACTATATGGGAAACCTAATAGGTGTTTCCGGTCAACAATACGGAAAAAGAGAGCGTGGAGAAATCCCAATCAGTTTAGATGAAGCTATGGTTTTTTCTAAAGCACTCCAGATTCCTATTCAAGAATTGTTTCCAGAATATTTTTTTATCAAACAAGTTCCAAAAATGCACAAAGAACCAAATCCAACTTAAAGGAGGAACACTATGGAACAAATTACATTAACCAAAGAGGAATTAAAAGAAATTATAGCGAAAGAAGTTAGAGAGGCTATAAGAGGTAAGAAACCAATTGGTTCGGGTTCTATTTTCAATGAAGTGAGAATTGAACACGATGACTTTGAAAGAATTAACAAACAGTACGAATTCGCAAAGTATTTATCAGTAGGAAGAATGGAAAGGTTGAATCATCCTATTCCAATAAAAAGATACAAAAGTGGATTTGAATTGGTACATCGTAAGGTATTTGTTCAAGAAGTTCATGACCACATAAGAAAACTTACATTATCAGCATTCGGCGTAACTCTTAATTCTGATTTAAGTAAAAGTGAATACGAAGAAGCAGCGGAACTATACGAAAAAATAAAAAGTTTTTATTTACATCAATACACAAAGCGTTTATCAAAGCTAACTATTGAAGATTTCGAATAGAAAAACAAACAACTTAAAGGAGGAAAATAAATGCAAGATTTACAAACATTCAGTAACGATATGTTTTCAATCTTAATCAAAAAAGATAATGAAAATAATTTATTCGATTTAGAAACTGTCGCAAAAAGTTTGGGGTTCACTCAGATTAAAAACGGCAAGCAATATATTCGTTGGGAAACTATCAATAAATATTTAGGGAAATATCTTTCCCAAGAAGTTGGGAAAGGCGATTTCATACCAGAACCAATGGTTTATAAACTAGCTTTTAAAGCAGGTAATTCAACAGCAGAAAAATTTCAAGATTGGTTAGCTATGGAAGTTTTGCCTGCGATTCGGCAAACAGGAACATATCAAGTTCCAAGTGATCCAATGCAAGCGTTGGAATTAATGTTTGAAGCTACCAAGCAAACTAAAGAAGAAATTGAAAGCGTAAAAGCGGATGTTATTGATTTAAAAGAAAATCAAAAACTAGACGCAGGAGATTATAACTTACTATCAAGAACAATCAACCAAAGAGTTGCTCATGTTCAAAAGTTACACGCTATCACAAACCAAAAGCAAAGGAGCGAACTCTTCCGAGACATTAATTCGGAAGTTAAAAAGATGTCTGGTGCGAGTTCGAGAACCAACGTAAGACAAAAGCATTTCGATGCTATTCTTTCGATGGTAGCTAACTGGTTCCCGTCACAGGGGACTTTATACAAAATAAAACAGTTAGAAATGGACTTTGAAAAAGAAGTATAGGAGGAATCAAAATGCCAAAACATATACAACAAATTTTGTTCGAATTGCAATTTGAAGCTGGTATTGCGGAAGCGATTTGGAAAGAAAACGGATTGATTTGATAGAGGTGATTAATATGAAACGCATATTAGCAATCTTCAACACCGTCGCAGTCGCAATCATATTAACAACCGTCTTAGCATTCAGCGGCGTGTACTTCACCACTATTCTGTTTGTCGTAATACTAGCAGAAGTGTTGACGTACAACGGCACAAAAGCGATTTACGAAGCATTAAAAAAGACTGATAGCAACGGCAATTGCTAATCAGTCGAGGGATAATTATTTCAGAAAAATATCTATCCCTAATTTACCACAATTAGGAGGAATTGAAAAATGTATTTCCCGAAAGGCGAAGAATATACAGGAATTATTGAAGTAGAAGGCTTCAAATTCCGTAAGCATGTCACAAGACAAGATGATTACATCTTGATTGAAATCACTGACATGACATACAGAGTCATCGCAGAAACGAAAGTATACGATGTCTCAGATGTAGACATCGCACAAGAAGTTATTAACGCAGCTATTTACGATTTTATCGAGTACCAAACAGATGAGCTAGACAAAGTTATGGCTCATTTTATCAAAAACTAGGAGGAATAAACATGGAAAAAGAAAAAATGTTAAGTATTGCAAATAAATTGAATCTTTATCTTGCACTTTCAGAAGTGCACGGCTTCGTTCAATTTTGGCAATCGAGTGCTGATAGTTTTTCTGTCCATTTCACTCATTTCGATGAAAGATACCCTTACGACAATAAAACGCTTTTTATTTATGACTGGCAAAGTGATGAAGAAATCGAAAGTCTAGTTAACAAAGCTAAAGAAGTTATTGCAAGAGGGGGTGTTTTAAATGACTAATCAACTGCAAAAAATAGAACTTGAAAACCTCGAACGAAGCGAAAGTTTTCAAGTTAATAGTTTGGAAACAGCAAATTGGGCTTTTAAAAAACTTGAAGCGTTGAAAGCAAAAGAAGATGAAATCAATAAGGTTGCCGAAAAAGAGTTAGAACGCATTAAGCAATGGCAATCACAAGAGTTGAAAAGTATCGAGAATGACAAAGAATACTTTGAATATCTTGTCACAGATTATTACAAGCGCGAAAAAAAGAAAAACGACGAATTTAAACTTAGTACGCCGTACGGAAAAGTCACATCACGCGTAGGTGCTAAAGTGTTGGAGATGCAAGGTGGCGTGAACGAACAAGATGTCATTGATCAACTTGAACAAAAAGGACTTGTGGATTTTGTAAAAGTAACTAAAAAACTCAATCAAGCTGACATCAAAAAGAATTTTAATATTACTGACGATGGTACTTTAATCGACATGAACGGCGAAGTGTTAGAAGGCGTTAAGGTGGTGCGTAAACCAACGTCATACACGGTAAAGGCAGGAGAGTAAGTGATGAATAAATCAGAATCAGTCGTAGAAATCAACAAAGCAATGGTGGCTTTCCGCAAAGAAGTTAAACAACCGCTCAAAGATAAAAATAATCCATTCTTTAAATCAAAATATGTGCCTCTCGAAAACGTTGTAGAAGCCATTGACGAGGCGGCAACACCTCATGGACTCTCTTATACCCAATGGGCATTAAATGATAAAGACGGACGTGTTGGAGTAGCTACAATGCTCATGCACGAAAGTGGAGAATACATCGAATATGACCCAGTATTTATGAACGCAGAAAAAAACACGCCACAAGGCGCAGGTTCATTAATAAGTTACCTTAAACGCTATTCATTATCAGCGATATTCGGAATCACAAGTGATCAAGATGATGATGGTAATGCAGCAAGCGGAAAGAATAACAGTCCCAAGCAACAGAATAGAACACAATGGGCTAGTAGCGAAACGATAGGAACTTTAAAGAAAGAAGTTATAGCTTTTACAAATTTGATTAAAGGAACCGATAAAGAAGCACCGCAAAATGTAGTAGAACAAAAATTCAACATAAACGACTATAAGTTAACAGAAAAACAAGCAGCAGAAGCTCTTAATAAAATACGAAGCAATGCAAAAACAATTACTGGAGGAAATAACAATGCTTAATAGAGTTGTATTAGTGGGTCGATTAACAAAAGACCCGGAATTCAGAACGACGCAATCAGGCGTGGAGGTAGCAACATTTACATTGGCAGTTAACCGCAATTACAAAAATAAAAACGGAGAACAACAAGCAGACTTTATAAACTGTATTGTTTTTCGTAAGCAAGCAGAAAATGTGAACAACTATCTAAATAAAGGAAATCTAGCTGGCGTTGATGGTCGCTTACAATCACGCAGTTACGAAAACCAAGAAGGCCGACGTATATTCGTTACAGAAGTGATTTGTGATAGCGTGCAATTTTTAGAGTCTAAAAATAACAATCAATCTAACAACCAACCACAACAACAAAGAGGTCAAGCGCCTGCACAAGATAATCCATTCACTAACGCAAATAATCCGATTGACATCGACGATGAAGATTTACCCTTTTGACAAACCTACTGAAAAACAAATTGAATATGCTCAATATTTGCAGTCGTATATTCAAGATGACACAAGTATAACGCATATGAGCAAAGATGAATTGAGCTCATATATAAAATTCATCAAACCACAAGCAGAAGAAGTAATGGACGAATTGCGTGGTCATGTAGATGACGTTTGGTAGGTGATTAGATGCCTTTAATTACTAGCTACATCACTCAAGGTGACGGCACAACAACTGTCGTCATCTCGGGTGTCGAATTAGGTGATAAGGAAACGTTGCTGCTAGATAACGGGTTTGATGTGGAAGTTGATGTAAACGTCGTAGATCCGTTCCAAATTACAGACAAACAACGGCGTAAGATATTTGCCTTATGCAACGATATTGAACAACATACAGGTCAACCACGTGAGTACATGCGTTATATGTTTATGGACTATGTGTCGTTTGTCGAGGGTTACGACAGGCTATCACTCAGCAATTGCAGCAGGACACAAGCTAAACAAGTTATTGAAGTCATACTCGATTGGGTTTTTTATAACGACATACCGCTGAACCACAAGACAAGTGACTTGTTAAAAAATGATAAGTCATTCTTGTACTGGGCGACAGTTAATCGTAACTGCGCGATATGTGGTAAACCACACGCTGAACTAGCGCATTATCAAGCGGTAGGGCGTGGACGAAACAGACACAAAATAGACCATACAGATAATAAGGTACTTGCGTTATGCCATAGACATCATACAGAACAGCACAATATAGGCATGGACAGTTTTAACGACAAATATCACTTGCATGATAGTTGGGTCGATGTTGACGAACGACTTAATAAAATGCTGAAAGGAGGAAAAACTGATGGATGAGCAACCAAATTATTATTCAATCATACCTGCAAATGTTAGATATGATAAAGAATTGAAGCCAATGGAAATTATTATGTACGGCGAGATAACGGCTCTCGCTAACAAACATGGATATGCATACGCTAGTAATAGTTATTTTGCTGATTTATATCAAGTTCATAAAAAAACAGTTTCTAACTGGATCAATCACTTAAAAGAAAAAGGTTACATTAAAACTGTTGTTACTAGAAATGAAGATATGTCCGTAAAAGATAGAAATATATATATAACTCCTCCTTACGAAATGAAAAATGGAGAGGGGTATCCACAAAAAAATGGAGAGGGGTATCCACAAAAAGATTCCCACCCTATCCATAAAAAGACGGAAGAGAATAATACAAGTATTAATATTACAAGTATTAATAGAGACAGGGACGAAACATCAAAATTATTTCAATTAATTAGTAAAGAAATAGAGATGATACAAAATCCACTAAAAGCACAAGAATTAGAACAAGCGATAGAATCTTTTGAAAGTCACAAAGTGGAGATTGTACAAGTTGCTATTGATTACTGTAAACAGAACAACAAAGGTATTAACTACCTTATCAAAGTTTTGGAGAATTGGAATAAAGATGGAATCAAAACGAAAGAGGCAGCAACAAAGAAGATAGAACCTAAAAAACTAAAAAGACAAATGACTTTTTAGAACAGAAAAGACAAGAGTTATTTGGAGGTTGATTATATGCCTATGACCGAACAAGAGGCTTTTCAACTCATATCTTTAGTGAGTGACAGCTACAATATGGAATTCCATAAATCCAAATATGATGCGTGGACATCAATACTCATTAAAGAAGGCGATTATGAAGCTTCAGTTAAAAAGTTGAAGAATTACATTAAAGAAAGTAAATACAAACCAACGTTAGCTGACGTCTTAGCGATTAAGCCCAAAGAGTTTGTAGCAGAAGAAAAACCGAAAGAAGAAACGCATCAATATAAATTGAAACATGATCCTGAATACGCTGAGGAGTGGCGAAAAGTTAAAGAGCGTGGCTTTCAATTGTTACAGGAGTTGAAAGCTGATGATTGATAGATTGAGCACCGAAGAAGCAATTCTCGCTAATTTGATGAAAAACCCTGACTTGTTCCCCAAATTCAAGTTAAGAACCGATATGTTTGTCGACGAGGATATACGTAAGATTATCGATTATATAAAAGATGTCGGTGTAGTAAATCCGAATGAGATTTATTTTAAGTGCCGTGATGATAAAGATTTTGTAGACGTTAAACGATTCACACAGATAAGTAAGTCAAACGGGACTGACCGCATGTTTTTTATGGACGACCAAATCAATTTGTTAGACGACTACATTACACGTAAGGCGATTGAAGGTTCGCAAAACTTTTTAAGCAATCCTAGCAAAAAGGACTTTGTCTATTTACTCGATGAGTTAAACAGTCTTAAAGACATCACAATCGAAAAAAGCAACAAGACAGACGAATTTTTGTCGCAAGTGATGGAAAGTGTTCTGAGTGACGAACCACCACAAACTATACACACCGGCTTTGGTAAATTAGATGGATTGATACACGGATTCGAGCGAGGCCAATTAAACGTCATCGCAGCACGTCCATCGATGGGAAAAACCGGACTTGCACTTAATACGATGTGGAACATTGCGAAACGGGGCTATGAAGTATCATTTTTCAGTTTAGAAACAACAGGCGACATAGTTATTAAACGTATGATAGCGATGATTGAAGCTATTTCATTATCGGATATTAAACGCCCTTTTGAGTTAGGGACTGAAAAGACCTCTAAAGTTATGGAAGGGATCAACAAGATTAAACAACACAAGATAAACATATACGACGAAAGTCACTTAACACCATCGAGAATAAGAGAACAAGCAGCTAAACCATCAGACAAACCGCAAGTCATATTTATCGACTATTTGCAGTTAATGGAATCAGACGCACCAACAAACGATAGACGTGTTGATGTAGAGAAGATAAGCCGTGACCTCAAAATTATCGCAAACGAAACAGGTTGCATCATCGTGTTGCTATCACAATTGAATCGTGGTGTAGAATCTCGGAACGACAAACGTCCGATGATGAGCGATTTAAAAGAGTCTGGCGGAATAGAAGCAGACGCAAGCATGATATTCATGCTCTACCGTGATGATTACTACAACAGAGATGAGACGCAACAAGAATCGTCTGACATGTCTGAATTAGAAGTTATCGTCTCGAAAAATAAAGATGGTGCAACAGGTACGGTTAAGTTTCAGTATTACAAAGCAACGCAGAGGTTTTTCACATGACCGTGCTAGAAATGAAAGAATTTTTAGGAGACCTCTACAGAAGAACATACAAAGACGACACGCTCATTCAAATCAATTTGGTACAAATGGGTTGGGCGATTGAAAGATTGCTTGTGAGCGAGCGTATAAGCCCGTTTGACGACTACGACGAAGTAAGCCATTTGATATACGACGAAATCGATTTTGAGCAAAGGAGTAAACATGAAAGAAACTAGAATAGAGATTTTTTTATCAGGAGGGCGACAGGAACTTAGGTAATCCGAAAGGGTCATCACGTCCCAGATTTTCGCGAGGCGGGCATACTTACATGCCTGCGCCATATGTAAAACACAAAAAGTTTGTGGCTGATCAATTGCCAATCTTGATGGTTGATAAGCCTATCCGATTGACGGTTGAGTTTTACTTCAAACCTAGTAAGTCGTGGCCAAAGTATAAAAAGGAATCGCATATCGGGCAGCCGCACAGTATTAAACCAGACATTGACAACTTATTAAAAACAATACTCGATGCAGGAAATAACAAACTGTGGACGGACGATGTATTGATTTCCGATATCAGAACATTCAAAAAATGGGACAGTACAGCACGCACCGTACTGATTATAGAGGAGCTGAACGAAGATGATGTTTAATCTTTATAACGCTAATAAGGAGCCGGTTGTGGTTGTGAATAGAAATATTGATGGTCAGTACCGCGTTAAGGGACTAGCTGATACGCAGTTAGCGCATATCAATCGTACGACTGATGATATTGAGGAATTTAAAAGTACATTCAATTTATCAAGATTTGAGGAATTAGGGCAGTTGGATCTAACTGAACTATTGGATATTTAGGAGTGGTAAAATGGCGGAAAAATTAGAGATTTTTACAAAAGAGCAAGAAGAAAAAATGAAGCAAAACGGCATACCTAGAGCGATAGCAAGAAGTCGTGTGAGAAGAATGGGGTGGACTCCAGAAAGGGCTGTTACTACACCCATTCAAGAAAAGCGTGTGAGTTATACGGATTTCCCAAAACCACCTACTCCTCCGAAAGTGGCTTATATGCGCTTTATGGATAGTCGTAAGGACAAATCGCACTTAACTAAGTATCCGCAGTACGTCAAACCGAGCGACTATTACAACTATCTATTAAGCAAGGTGAAATGGACATGAAGATTAGAAGTGTAGAAAAACGAATCATACTAACTGATGAGCAAGTACAACAGATGCATAAAAACAACGTAGAACGCAGACACGTATATAACAGAGTAATCAATTTAGGATGGTCAGTCGATAAGGCTGTCAGTACGCCGGTGGGAGGAAAACGACATGGAAATTAAAGATTTGAAAATTGGTGATAAAGTGAGTGTCGAAGTTGGTTCACAACAATTCAAAGATACAGATGATGAGAAGTGGGTTTACGAAACTATTTTCGGAACAGCTGAAGTGACAAAAGTAAATGAAACGTATGAATATGCGAATGTTATTTTTGGAAATGGAACTTATGGTGAAATCAACGCAGATGTGGAGTGGTATCCGATTCCGAGTAATACAAAAATTGCTACTCACGAACGACCTAAGCATTATGGCAATTCTGAAATTGATTTAATCGATTATTGGTGTGAACGATATTCAGCAGAAGAATTAAGAGGCGCATTCAAATCACAAATAAGCAAGTACGTTGATCGTTTAGGTTACAAAGACGATGAAATTAAAGAGCTGAATAAAATCATTGATTATGCAACGCGATATAAACAGCATTTGAAGAATCTAAACAGTTAAGTTTTTTGAGGTGTGATAAATGATTTTATCTAACAGCGTAAGACAACGCTATCGCACTGATACAGCAGGCAAAACGCCGACAGAATTACAACGAGAATTAAGAAAACGTGGTGTACGTGATTTCGTGGTCAACGTCAGCTACAACCGCGTGACCATGCTAGTTGATAGACGAGACATTAAACGGAATAAGGAGTGTTTGAGATGAAAACAGAATTTAGAGCATGGGATAAAACAGAAAATGTAATGTTAGGTGTCCATAGAATTAGCTTTCTCCATAAATACGCAGAGCTAGAAAATGGTGGTTTTAGAGTGTTTAATGAAGTTGTTTTAATGCAGTCGACGGGATTAACGGACAAACATAATATCGAGGTATATCAAGGTGATATTATTTGGGACGATATGGATGAGGAATATGGTGTAGTTCAAATTGAAGAAGCTAAAGCAATTATTGAGTGGGATGTCCATGTAGAGGACTTATTTGAAAATATCGGGTTTTACGAGGTTGTAGGCAACATTTACGAAAACAAAGATTTATTAAAGGAGGAACGATGATGAAGATTAAAGTTAAAAAGGAATTTACGCTACTAGGGCTTATCGAATATATCAAGAAAAACGGTATAGCAAACAAAGTGTTTCTTAATAAAAAAGGTAAAGTGGTAGTTGGTGATGACAGATACCTTTATATGACTGACTTAAATCTGACTGACACATTTACCGTCGAGGTAGAAGAAAAAATTACGGAGAGAACGGTTATTCCTTTGTTATTAGAAGTGTATGAGCATGAGGGAGAATTAGTTTTTTTACCTCAAAGAGAAAAGTCTATAAAAGACCTTCTAGAAGAGTCTGACCTTGAAGAAAATATTACTACTAAAACATTATACATTATAAATGATGATGGGACGCTAACGTTAATTTGGAAAGACGGTGAATTAGTGGGATGAAATTAAAAGTTAAAAAGAGAATGAATTTTTCTGAATTGCACCAGTGGGCAAAGGAAAATAACGTGAAAAGTAAAACATTTTCTAGCAGTAAATTTGTTAACGTTCATTTTGATGAAAATGGACGTGTTAATTGTACCAACGTAGGATTTTTTGACATTTTTATAGTGTGGAAAGAAGAAGAAATTACGAAAGATACAAGACTTGACCTAATTGTTCGATTTATTGGGCGAATCAATAATGATAGTTTGTACACAATTAACCATATGAGTATAAACGAACACTTATCACGCTTTGCTGACACACTAACAACTCACTTCTATGTTGAGAATGAGGATAGAGAGTTAGTCTTAATCTGGAAAGACGGGGAGTTGGTGGAGTAATGGAACACGGTTCAAAAGAATACTATAAAGAGCAAAGTAAATACTGGCATAACGAACTAATTAAATGTTCAAAAGAACGAGACGATCTAAAACGCAAATTAGACGATGTAGTTGATTTGTTCAACGCTCACTTACACCACAAAAAAGCGTGGTCGGACAATCCTTATTACGACAGAGTGCAACAGAGATTAAATAAAATTATGGAGGACGAATAGATGGAAGCACCTTATAAAATTCAATCAGAGATTAAAAAAAGAATTATTAAGCCCGAATATAAATTTGAATATATGAACAAATTAGCGGGTGAAACTTTAACACATGTCTTTCATGTAAATCTTAGTGTCAATTCATTTAATAAATTACCTGCAATAGTTTTTGTTTCCGAAAGTAAGAAGGTATTTATCCACTGTTTGAGAATTGATACAGATATGCAAGAAGACGAAGACTTAGCTGATATTGATGCTATTAAAAGGTATCAGATTAACCTTTTTAGATTTGTAAATATGTTACTAGATGATGAAATACAATTTGAAATACTTGATAAAGGAAAATTGCCATTCATCAACCAACAAGTGCTAAAAGAATATTTTGATTACAAGATAAATAAGCGAAAACAGGAAGAAGAAAAATACCGAAAAGAACAAGAATACAAAACATATTTAAAATTAAAAGAAAAGTTTGAGGAGGACGAGTGAATGACTAATGAAGAACTATTTGAGGTGTTTCAAGAAGCAATGCGTGAATTAGAACATTCTATTCGGCAAATTGATAACGAAGCCGATAGATATATTATTAATAAAGCTATTGAATTGATTGATTCGGTTGCATGGAAATATGAGGAGGACGAGTGAAATGGAGATAAGCCTAGCTGAAACTAGAGAACTTTTAACGATAGCAAAGAGAGTTACACCAGTATTAACACGAGAAGAGTTTGAAATGGTTGGCTTAATTTATTTAGGTGCGCTTGAAAGATTAGAAAATAATATGGAGGACACAAACAATGACTAATACATTACAAATCAAATTATTATCAGATAACGCAACAATGCCAAAACGTGAGCACGATACTGATGCAGGCTTTGACATTCACGCAGCTGAGACAGTGGTATTGGAGCCACAGGAGAAAGCGTTGATTGCTACTGACATAGCAGTGAATATTCCTAAAGGTTATGTTGGGTTATTGACTAGCCGTAGTGGTGTGAGTAGCAAGACGCATTTAGTGATTGAAACAGGAAAGATTGACGCAGGGTTTCAAGGCCATATGCAGATTAACATTAAGAATGATTATATCAACTTAAAAGAATATGATGAGGCAAAAATAGACACTAACTACGGCGATGTTATGTATCCTATTTACAATGTCGATGGTCAAGCGTATTACGATAAAATTTATGATAATCCAGTATACAAAATCAACAAAGGAGACCGACTAGCGCAATTAGTTATTGTGCCTATCTGGACGCCGGAATTACAGCAAGTGGAGGAGTTTACAAGTGAGTCAACAAGAGGAGAAAAAGGGTTTGGATCATCAGGAATCTAAAGACATATTACAAAAAGTGAAAGAGGTGCTGAGGAAGTGGTAGACTTTCTATATTTAATTATATCAAAAATACATGACATAGCTTGGTCAGAGATAAGAATGACTTTATCTTTTTTGTATTAATTCTTGCTCTGTGGACATGGCTAATATTAAAAATATTTAACTAAGGAGTGATTGAGAATGTATATAAAAGAATTATATTACATTGTAGTAATTAATAAAGGTGTTTATTTAACTAAAGACTTTGTACTTAATGGCTATGGGTTTACCAGCGACATAGAACGTGCAAAGAAGTATTCAGATTTTGAGGAAGCTAAGTGCATTGCTAAAAAATCTGGCGGGAAAATATTATATTGGACAACTACACACGAGGTTAAATAATGACTCAATACCTAATCACTACATTCACAGACTCAACAGGGCGAACGTTCACAGAAGCAACTAAGGCTAGAGAGAATCAGACGTTTACTGTTGTGGAAGCAGATAGCAAAGAGGAAGCGATTAAGAAGTATGAGAGCCCTAAAGTTAAACAGCAAGTTATTACATGCAATATGCCGGATTGGGCTTAATAAGGAGGAAACAGAATGATTAAACGAACAATCAACTTATTAGTAACGCTAGCACTATACGAGTTAGGCAAGTATGTAATAGAACAAGTATTCATATTATTAACATCAGTTGATGATATAGATATGACTTTTCCAGAATATGATCGCACATATTCAATTAATCTAAATGCAGAGGTGAGCGAGTGATGGTGTGGCTGGCTATTATGCTTATCTTTGTGTCACTCCTGCTCGTAGGTAGCATGATTGAGAACGCTAATATAAAAGGTGAATTAAAGTTAAAAGATTATGAAATAGACATTTTAAGAAAAGAGTTATTCGGTCGCGAGGGGGATAAGTAATAATGTCATTGAGAAAATCCACGATCAACTATTTGGAAAGTGAGTTGAGGAATTATCCTTATATGGATAAAGACATCAATAGGGTGAGAGAAGAGGTGTTGCACCCTTACACTGAAACAGATGAAAATATTGGCGGAGGACGCTCAGGTGCGAATGTGAGTGTGACAGAGATTAAAGCGACACGCGTTGTGAATGATAGACGTCTGGCACAACTTACAAGATTGAAAGTCGCTATCGAAATTGTATATAACGAAACGAGCGACGAGGGACGCAAGCTAATGGATCTATACTACTTTGCTAAACCACGTACGCTTAATTTAACTGGTGTAGCTGATGAGATTTACATTTCAAAGAGTACAGCATATGACTTGCGTAAAGGGATATTGAAGATGTTGGCGGACGAATTAGGGTTGATTCATTAGCCAACGGAAAAAAGTTGGAAAAATGAAGTCACTTTATGTGTAATAATGTTAATGTACAGAAATGTACAAGATGATTCTTTGGTCATGTTACATTTGTTTTTCCCTCCTTTATTTATATTAACGAACGTGAAGGCGCCCTAGAGGCGTCTTTCTTGTATATTGATATGAGTGCGTGAGGCGTGCTGATATGAGTGTACAACTCAAATAAAACATCAAAACAAAATCATTAGGCGCTGCACATCGTGTGGCGTCTTTTTAATACTATTATGCAATTAGCGCGAGAGTGGTGATATATGAGATGAATGAATTGAATAAAAGACAGAGAACATTTGCCGAAGCTTATGCGATACCTGGCACAGAATGTTATGGTAATGCTACTAAGTCAGCAATTAAGGCAGGTTATGCTAAAGGGAGTGCAGAAGTTACAGGTAGTAAGCTACTAAGTAATGCTAAGGTTTCTGATTACATCAAGGGGGTTGAGCAACAACTCTTTGATGAGAATATAATGAGCGGTAAAGAAGTGCTGTATCGACTGACTAAAACTGCACGTGGCGAACACACCGAGGTCGAAGCTATCGTTACGAAAACGGGCGACTACAAGGAGAATCCCGACACGGGAAGAATGCAATTAGTTTATGATGAGGAAGTCCAATTGGTATCTAAACCACCGAAAATCAGTGATCAAAACAAAGCACTCGAGTTGTTAGGTAAGCATCACAAATTATTTACTGATGTGCAAAATATGAATATTAACGGAATGGTGACGTTCAATGATGACATCAATTAATTTGTCTGAGTTAATACCAAAACACTTCCATGATTTATGGAGAGCCACCAAAGACGCTAATATACTTAACATCATTGCCAAAGGTGGTCGTGGTAGTGGGAAGTCGTCGGATATATCCATTATCATTACACAACTAATCATGCGTTATCCGGTAAATGCGGTTGTTGTACGTAAGACGGATAACACGTTAGCGACATCAGTGTTCGAACAAATTAAGTGGGCTATTGAACAACAAAAAGTGTCACACTTATTCAAGGTTAAGGTGTCACCTATGGAAGTAACATATATTCCTCGTGGCAATCGTATTATCTTTAGAGGTGCGCAAAACCCAGAACGATTAAAATCGTTGAAAGACAGTCGTTTTCCTTTCTCAATTATGTGGATTGAGGAGCTGGCAGAGTTTAAGACAGAAGATGAAGTTACAACCATCACCAACTCACTTTTACGTGGAGAGTTGGGAGATGGTCTTTTTTATAAATTCTTTTATAGCTACAACCCACCTAAACGTAAGCAATCGTGGGTTAATAAAAAGTACGAAACGTCATTCCAACCACAAAATACATTCGTACATCATTCAACGTACTTAGATAACCCGTATATATCCAAGCAGTTCATTCAAGAAGCAGAAGCAGCAAACCAACGTAATAAGATACGTTTTCGTTGGGAGTACATGGGTGAAGCAATCGGAAGTGGTGTTGTACCATTCGACAATTTACGAGTTGAGACAATCTCTGACGAAATGTTCAATACATTCGACAACATACGTAACGCGATTGACTTTGGTTATGCTACTGATCCATTGGCATTTGTAAGATGGCATTATGATAAGAAAAAGCAAATTATATATGCTGTCGACGAATATTACGGTGTCCAAATTAGCAACAGGCAACTCGGTAAATGGTTGCAAGATAAAGGTTATCAAAGCGAAGAAATATATGCAGATAGCGCCGAACCTAAGTCTATTGACGAACTTAAAAAAGAGCACGGTATTAAACGTATTAAAGGAGTTAAGAAAGGACCTGACAGCGTCGAATATGGCGAGAGGTGGTTAAATGATTTAGAAGCTATCGTTATTGACCCTAAACGAACACCGAACATAGCAAGAGAATTCGAAAATATAGATTACGAAACAGACAAAGATGGAAACGTTAAACCAAAATTAGAAGACAAGGACAATCACACTATTGATGCGACTAGATACGCATTAGAGCGTGATATGCGACAAAACAAAATTTCAATACTAAAGTAGGTGATTGCTATTTATTGGCCGAATGAGAAACCATATCACGAACGTGTGATAGAAATGATTAAACCGAAGCACGAAACGCAAGAGGAAATGATTTTGCGATTAATTCGAAATCATAAAGAAAATATTGACGACATTACTGTAGGAGAACGATATTACAATCATCACCCAGACATATTAGATTTACCATTCAAAAGAGATGTTAAAGGTAACTACGACCCACTAAAACCAGACTGGCGAATGTACACGAATTACCATCAAAATTTAGTTGATCAAAAAGTAGCTTATGCGGTAGGTAATCCTATTACATTCGGTACTGATGACGAGCAATCACTCAAGAAGATACAAGAGGTACTTAATCACAAGTGGGATGACAAACTTGTCGATATATTGACTGCAGCAAGTAACAAAGGCATTGAATGGTTGCAACCTTATATCGATGAACAAGGCGAATTTAAAACATTTAGGGTGCCTGCAGAACAAGCAATACCAATTTGGACGAACAAAGAACGAGACGAGCTTAAAGCATTCATTCGTTTGTATGAGCTTGATGGTAGCGAACGAGTTGAATATTGGACGGACGCAGAAGTTACTTTTTACGAATTGCAACATGGTCAATTGATTCCCGATTATTATCACGGCGACGAAAACATTCAAGCGCATTACTACATTGGTGACAAAAAGATGAGTTGGAACCGAGTGCCATTCATTCCGTTCAAGAATAATCCACAAGAAGTTAGCGACTTGTTTATGTACAAGACAATAATTGATGCAATGGATAAGCGATTGAGTGATACTCAAAACACATTTGAGGAATCGACTGAACTTATTTACATTTTGAAAGGTTACGAGGGACAAGATTTAGATGAATTTATGCAGAATCTCAAATACTATAAAGCAATCAATGTAGACGGTGATGGTAGTGGTGTTGATACTATTCAAATTGAAGTGCCAGTACAGTCGTCGAAAGAATACCTAGACATGTTACGTGATTACATTATTGAGTTTGGTCAAGGTGTTGACTTCCAACAAGACAAATTCGGTAACAGTCCATCAGGTATCGCGCTTAAGTTTATGTATAGCAATCTAGACTTAAAAGCGAATAAACTGAAAAATAAGACGCTTACTGCGTTGCAAGAACTATTGCGTTACATCATTGATTTTTACAAATTAAATATCGATGTACATGACATTGAGATTAGCTTTAACTTTAATGTCATGGTTAATGAGTTAGAGCAATCACAAATTGGTGTACAATCGCAATACTTATCTAAAGAAACAGTTATTACTAATCACCCTTGGGTTACTGATCCTGTGGCTGAAATGGAACGTATTGAACAAGACAATATCGATTTTAACAACCAACTACCATCGTTAGAGGGTGACAGCAATGCCGGAACGCAAAATAACCAATCAGAATGACATAGATAAATATATTGAAAGATTGAGACAGCAGGCAGAAAAAGAACTTGAAGTGTTGTTCGCTGAAAGATTGAAAGTCATTAAGCGAGAATTAGCTGAGATGTATGCGAAGTACGAGTCAGACGACCCGCACGTCACCTGGACAGAATTCAACAAATACAATCGTCTCAACAAACAATTAGCGCGCATTGCGGATATGATGACTGGTGACTATCGAGAAGTTGCTAAAGCTATTAAAAAGACGCAACAGAACGTCTATATCGAGCAATACATGATGAGTTTGTTTCTTTACGAAATGGCCAGTCAAACATCTATGCAATTTGATATACCAACCGCAGACATAATCAACAAAGCAATTGAACAGCCAATTGAGTTTATCAAGTTAGTACCTACATTACAAAAGCACAGAAACGACGTATTGAAGCGATTACGTGTGCACATTACACAAGGCATTTTGAGTGGTGAGGGTTACGCTAGGACTGCTAAAGCGATTAGTGACGACTTAGGTATGAGTAAGGCACAAGCGTTACGTGTAGCTCGTACAGAAACAGGTAGAGCATTGTCGCAAGCCAACTTAGACAGTGCTCACGTAGCACAAGACAATGGTTTTAGAATGATGAAACGTTGGTTTGCAACAAAGGATACACGGACACGTGACACACACAGACATTTAGATGGTGAAAGCATACCGCTTGATGAAAACTTCAAATCAGGTGGTTGCATAGGACAAGCACCTAAATTGTTTGTTGGTGTGAATAGTGCAAAAGAGAATATCAATTGTCGTTGTAAATTGTTGCATTATATTGATGAGGATGATTTGCCAGGAGTTATGAGAGTGCGTAACGATGATGGTACAACGGAAGTAATCCCAAACATGACGTATAGTGAGTGGGAGAAAATGAAACGTAAAGGTGGTTAAACAATGGAACGTAATACGGTGAATATTGATATTGAATCATATAACGAGTTGCTCATAAAAGCGCATAAATACGACAAGATGAAGAGAAATAACGAGACTATCATTGAAAACAAAGTAGATTCATCAAAAATCAAGGTTTTTCTCGATGAAAACAGTATATGCAACAAGAGTTTTAAGTAGCCATTATTTTATATACTGGCTATTTTTTTATGCCCAAAAATGCTCAAGGCGTTAAAAGGTGCAAACTCGATGGTGGATAAGACCACCGTAATAAAAAATGTGAGGAGCAATGCAAATGAAAAGAGAATTTTTACGTGGTTTGGGTTTAGAAGAGGAAACAGTTCAAAAGATTATCGATGAACATCATAATACATTACGTGATTTTAAAGATAAGGCTGAAAAGGTGGATTCTTTGCGAGAACAACTCGATAAGGCGAACAAAGAACTGGATAATCGTGACGAACAAATCACAGACCTTCAAAAAGCTAAAGATGGTGATAACCAAGAACTTAAAGATAAGTTAGAACAATACAAACAATCAAATGCCCAATATGAAGCTGATATGAAGGAATTAAAACTGAATAATGCAGTTAAGTTAGCTGTTGCTAAAGAAGCAAACGACGCTAACGACATTCTAGCTTTCATCAACAAAGATGAGCTTGAATTACAGGAAGATGGCGAAGTTAAAGGTTTAAAAGAAGCGGTTAAGTTACTGAAAGAGTCTAAACCTTATTTATTTGCCGAAACTAAGCCGACAGGTAGTTCGCCTAAAGAGGGCAAAAGCGTAACAGGCGGTATCACACAAGAGCAATTTGACAACATGACCGTGAGTCAACGCACAGAGCTCTATATAAACGACAAAGAAACTTACGAAAAATTAGTAAACTAAAAAGGAAAGAGGTATAAAATATGCCACAAGGTATGACGAAATTAAGTACACTAGTAGTGCCAGAAGTACTAGCACCAATGATGCAAGCGGAGTTAGATAAGAAGTTACGTTTTGCATCGTTTGCTGAGGTTGATAATACACTGAAAGGACAACCAGGAGACACATTGACATTCCCAGCTTTTGTATATAGCGGTGATGCTCAAGTAGTGGCAGAAGGAGAGAAAATCCCTACTGACATTCTTGAAACGAAAAAACGAGAAGCTAAAATTCGCAAAGTTGCAAAAGGTACATCAATTACCGATGAGGCTTTGCTTTCGGGATATGGTGACCCTCAAGGGGAACAAGTACGTCAGCATGGCTTAGCGCATGCTAACAAAGTTGACAATGATGTACTAGAAGCGTTGATGGGTGCGAAATTGACTGTTGAAGCGGACATCACAAAATTAGATGGCTTACAGTCTGCAATTGATAAATTTAACGACGAAGATTTAGAACCAATGGTATTATTCGTTAACCCTTTAGATGCCGGTAAATTACGTGGTGATGCAGCTGCAAACTTCACGCGCGCAACTGAATTGGGAGACAACATCATCGTAAAAGGGGCTTTTGGTGAAGCATTAGGTGCTGTTATCGTACGTTCAAACAAACTTGAACAAGGTACTGCGATTTTAGCTAAAAAAGGTGCTGTTAAATTAATTACAAAACGTGAGTTCTTCTTAGAGACCGATCGTGACCCATCTACTAAAACAACAGCTTTATATAGTGATAAGCACTATGTAGCTTACCTTTATGACGAATCTAAAGCGGTAAAAATAACTAAAGGTCAAGTAGATTCAGGTGACGAAGAAGTCCTTTAATGAAAGGGTGATTTAAATGAAGTTGTACGAAGTCGTTGAACGCTTCAAAGACGGTCAAGATGACAACTATTTGTATGAGGTGGGGGCATTATACCCCCGACCAGATTACAAGCCGTCAGAAGCACGCATTAAAGAATTAGAAACAGATAACAACCGTCGTAATATCGTTGCTATCGTCGAGGTCGATTTGACCACTTACAAAGTGGCTGAATTGAAAGATATTGCCGAACAGTATGATGTTGAAGTTGACTCATCAATGAAAAAGGCGGAATTGATTAACGCGATTGAGGGTGTTGCATAATGCTACCTTTAGAAGTCAAACAGCTTAATCGAACACCTATTGACGACGATAGTAATGATGAGGTGTTGCAATCCTTAATACTGTTTTATAAAGGGATAGCAGAAGAATATTGCAATAAGGTGTTTGTAGAGCCGTATCCGTTCGGCGTCAGAAAGTTTATTGCTGAAAGTATCAAATATGGTACTTCTGGTAACATTTCTAGTCGTTCGATGGGCACAGTATCTTATTCGTTTGTTACAGACTTACCTAAATCAACATATCGACACTTACGACCATTAAGGCAATTGAGGTGGTAGCATGTTCGACCCAATGAATGAGTATCCTCACAAAATAGAAATTGGTCGTATGGCGTTAGTTGGGAAGTATCCTAACCAGAAACGAGAGTATGTTCAAGAATTTGAAATATATGGCTTCATGGACACGCTACATCGTCCGAGACGCTTACCTTCCATCAAATGGACAAATCATTCGACCGTAACCTTTACACGCCGTACAACGTTAAAATAAGCGCAAATAAAGTATTTAAGTACGATAATAAATTGTATCAAGTTGTCGGCTATTCAATCGACCAAGGCGGAATGCATGAGGTCAACTTAACAAGGTTGCAGGAGATTCCAAATGGCCAAAGTTAAATATGGTAATTGGGACTTAGTCGCAGAGTTGGAAGATTATCGCGAAGAGATGGAAGATTGGGTTAAAAAAGGCATTTTAAAAACGACGTTAGCCATTTATAACACAGCTGTCGCGCTAGCACCCGTTGACTTAGGATACTTGAAAGAAAGTATTGATTATAAAGTGACGGCTGGTGGTTTTGCTAGTGTGATTAGTGTGGGTGCGGAATATGCTATATACGTTGAGTATGGTACGGGTATATATGCGACTGGTCCAGGTGGATCACGAGCGAAAAAGATACCTTGGAGTTACAAAGATGCTCACGGTCAATGGCACACGACACACGGTATGCACGCGCAGCCGTTCTGGAGTCCCGCAATAGATGAAGGTAGAAAAGTGTTTGAACGATATTTCAGTTAGGAGTGTTGATATGTGGGTATCCGCTGAATCGCTACTATTTAATCAAATTATGAATAACTTAATTGATGACCCTATCACTGATAAATTAGTCGGCGGTAGGGTTTTTGATTCCGTTCAAAAAGACGTGGATTACCCATATATCATCGTGGGTGAAACTAACGTGACTGAAAGCGAACGTTCCCCTGGCATGCGCGAGGTCATCGCTATCACGTTCCATGTTTATAGTCAGTACGAGAACGGGGCAGAAGCGCGTGAGTTGCTACGTTTTTTGGACATAGCAGTAAGGCAAAATATTTCATTTGACAATTACGACGTCGAGTGGATTAAAAAAGATAATTCACAAGTTTTTACTGACATAGATCAGTTTACAAAACACGGCGTACTCAGAATGTTATACAAGGTACGTCATAAGACAAAAATAGAAAGGGTGTAAATATATGGCAACAAGTTATATTGCCGTCTGTGAGCCTACTAATAACACGCTAGGTATGATGGGTGTTTTAGTATCCGACTTGTTAGAGGGCGAAGAAAAGGTGTCCGCTGAACTATCCGAGAAGATTGTAGCAGGCAAAACAGACTATTCTTATCAGTCGGTCAACGAAGAATTAAGTTTATCGTTTGGACATATTCCAGGCGATAAAGGTCAAGAGCAATTTAAAAAAGCAATTAAAAATCTACAACAAATCAAAGTATGGTTAATTGAAAAGAAGAAACGCGAAGATGGTTATCATGCAGCGTTTGGGTACACTGTTGTTGAAGATTATGCGAAGTCGTTCGATGACGAAGAAGATAAAATTGAGGTAACACTTAAGGTTAAATTTAACACGGCTGACGGGGTATTTACTGATTTACCAAAATCATGGTTAGATGCTTCTGTTGCTGGTACAACTGTTGAATTCGAAAAACCAGGTGAATATACTGGTACGCTTGAAGAACGTAAGTCTACAAGCAAAAACTTCGATTCGTCATTGGCGGGTAACACAGAAGATGTGTCGCGCGGTGTGTCAGACGATACAGATTCAGAAGTATTATAAGTTTAAGGGTGCATATGCGCCCTTATTTTTTTGTACAAAATTAAATTGTGAGGTATTAAAATGACAGAAAAAAACGTATTTCAAGCTGAAAAATTTGAACCGATTACAGAATTAGAATTTAAAGATGCCAAATTGAAAGCAAAAGGTACTTTCTTCTTTGATATTGAAGCTGAAAAGTATGCAAAAGAAGATAAAGACGGGAATGTCGGCAGTGGTTATCATGAAATTCTGCAAGGTATCTTGAACAGAAAAACGAAATCGATTGTTGAATTTTGGGATTGTGCTTTAGCGTATTCAAAACAACGTCCGACAAAAGAAGAAATTCAAGAAGTCATTCAAGATGTAATTGAAAAAGAAGGTACTACACTCGGATTGCTGCAAGGTGCTATTCAAGTGTTGGGTGAATCCGGTTTTTTCAAGGAAGAATTCAAGATGTTCTGGTTCCAAATGTCGCAAGGACCGAAGATGGTGCAACAAGAGAAAAAAGAAGGAATGAAAGCCGGAGCGGAATTCATGAAAGAGACATACAAAACGCTCACGGGCAAAGCACCTTATTAAATTATAGCGTAATTCGTTCAAAAACATCGCAATATCTCGGGTATATCCCCGCTGACGAATTATATTTGATGACCCCGAAAGAGTGGCAAGATTGGATAAGGGGAGCTAGAGAACGTGAGTTAGATCAGCTAGAACACAATGTCCATTTAGCTACCGCAAACGCAATGGCGCAAAGTAAAAAGGGTGTAAAACCTATGATGCGACAAATTGAAAAAGCTCGCAAAAACTTATTTAAAGACGACATTCAAATTAGGAATGACAGACAAAAAGAAATTGAAAAACGCAAGATGATTAGACAGAAACAAATTGAAGAAGCTGAACAATTTTTTGGCAGACAGAATGGAGGTTAGTGATGGAAAAGAATTTTTACGCACGTATCAACGCTATCATTAAAGATTTTGAGCGTGGAGTACGTAAGGCTCAACGTTTAGCTAAAACCTCTATACCGAATGAGATTGAAACCGAAATCAAAGCGAACACAAGTAAATTCCAACGAGCATTGACACGAGCTAAAGCAATGGCTCAGAAATGGCGTGAACATACTGTTGAAATTGATGGTGACGCATCTCCTTTGAAAAGAGTTATTGCAACGACAAAAGCAATTTTAAAAACCTTTAGAAAACACACTATAAAAATAGATTATGATGTAAGAAAAACAGAATTGCTAAAAGCTAAATTAGCTGATGTTTGGCATGCAGGCGGAAGAGCTTTAGATGACTTTAGTAGTAAAATCGACCACTTAGCAACACGTATACGTTCATTCGGCACCGTATTTGCTCAACAAATCAAAGGTGTATTAATCGCTTCATTTCAAGCGCTTATTCCGATAATCTCTGGTTTAGTACCTGTGTTATTCGCTGTACTTAACGCTGTTGGCGTATTAGGTGGCGGTGCACTTGGTTTAGCTGGTGCTTTTTCTGTTGCTGGACTAGGTGCAGTAGCATTTGGTGCTACGGCTATTAGTGCAATTAAAATGGTTAACGACGGCACACTTGCAGTGACAAAAGAAGTTGAAGCATTTAATGATGCAACCTCTAATCTAAAAGATACATGGGCGGGTATTATCAGACAGAATCAAGCTCAGATTTTCAATGCTATGGCTGCAGGAATTAGAGGTGTTAACTCAGGATTATCCAAAATGAAACCTTTCTTGTCTGGCGTGGCTGATCTCGTTGAAAATAATACACGTAAATTTGAGGATTGGGTTAATAAATCTAACACAGCGAAAGCGGCATTTAAATCGTTAAATACTGTTGGTGTTCAAATTTTCAGCGACTTACTTAATGCAGCGGGACGATTTGGTGACGGTTTAGTCAATATCTTCACTCAATTTATGCCACTCTTTAAATGGGTGTCACAAGGATTGCAAAATATGAGCATTGATTTTCAGAATTGGGCAAACAGTGTTGGTGGACAAAATGCTATTAAGTCGTTTATTGCTTACACAAAAGAAAATCTCCCGAAAATCGGTAAGATATTCGGTAACGTATTCAAAGGAATCGGTAATTTAATGATTGCTTTTGGTCAAAATAGTGCAGGCATCTTTGATTGGTTAGTCAAAATGACAGACAAATTTAGAGAATGGTCTGAAACAGTTGGTAAATCAGAGGGTTTCAAAAAGTTTGTTAGTTATGTTGAAAAAAACGGTCCTACGATCATGAAATTGATTGGTGATATTGTCCGTGTGCTTGTTGCTTTTGGTACTGCAATGGCACCAATTGCAAGCGCGCTACTAAATCTTATCGGTCGAATTGCTGATTTTGTTGCATCGCTATTTGAAGCACATCCAAATGTTGCAAGATTCTTTGGCATTCTCACTATATTAGGTGGCGCATTCTGGGCGTTGCTTGCACCTATCATATTTGTATCAACTGTATTAACTAATGTGTTCGGTAAGAGTCTTTTTGATGTAATTAAATACATCGTTAAATTTGCAAGAGTATCTACGTTGTTAAAAGGAGCATTCGATTTACTGAAAGGCGCTGTCAAATTACTTCTAAACCCTATCGGTAACCTTATGAAACTATTGCCAATTTTAGGCGGAGCATTAGCTAGTATTACTTTGCCTGTTTGGGTTGTAATTGGTGCAGTTTTGGCTCTAGTTGGCATCATCGTGTATTTGTGGAACACGAACGAAGATTTCAGAAAAGCGGTAATCAAGGCGTGGGACGAAATACGTCAAAGAGTTGGCGAAGCGATAGACGGCGTCAAACAGTGGTTATCTGATTTGTGGTCGAAAATTCAAGAAACAATACAACCTATTATGCCTTTGTTACAACAACTCGGAACCATTGCTAATCAAGTGCTAGGCGTTGTATTTATTTCCTTGATTAACGGATTGATGGTGGCGCTACAAGGATTATGGACGTTGATTCAAATTGTATTTACGGCGATAGGTACTTTTATATCTATCACGGTACAATTGTTAGTCGGTATATTCACTGCATTCATACAATTTATAACTGGTGATTTTTCGGGCGCATGGCAGACATTGAAACAAACGATTTTTAACGTCGGACTCGAAATTCTAGCACATATACAGAATACGTGGAATATAATTTATAACTTCTTACTTGACATTTACAACAGAATTACCGGTCAAACAGCAACAAGTTGGTCTCAAATTTGGCAAACAATCCAAAATTATGCAATAGCAATATGGAATGTTGTATCAAATTGGTTCGAACGCGTAGCTGCAACCGTTCGGCAAAAAATGCTCGAAGCTCTAGCACATGTTATTGGAACGGGCGCGCAATGGGTATCTTCAATTCGACAAGCGATGAGTAATTTCTTGAATTCGATTGTTCAAGGATTTTTTAGAGTCGTATCAGCCGTTCGAAACGGTATGCAAAACGCGCTAAATGCAGTTAGAAGTTTTATAGGTCAATTTGTTCAGGCTGGCGTCGATTTAGTGGCTGGTTTGATTAGTGGTATCGTCCAAAAAGCAGGAGACTTAGCGAAAACAGCATGGAATGCAGCAAAAAGTGCATTGAACGCAGCAAAAAGCGCGTTAGATAGCCACTCACCGTCACGTAAATTTATGCAACTAGGTAGAGACAGTATGACAGGTCTTGGCATGGGAATTGAACAATATGCAGCTAAAGCAGCAAAAGCCAGTAGGAACGCCGCGTTAGGTATTATGAGTGCTTTTGATGCAAAACTTTCTCCATCGTTCGATGGAGCAGGATTAATCGATTCGGTTGTTGGTGACATAAACGGGTTTATTGACGACGATGTGCGCCACTCTATCGAAGAAAACAATAGACCTATTGTTAACCTCCATGTAGAAAATGACGTTGATGCCGAATTTCTCAGAACTTACATTAAGGATATGGATTCAAAAGAATATTACACATAGAAGCGGGGTGATACTGCTTGATTTATAGAGATATAGAGGTTGTTTCTGGGTTTAACACATATAGACTCAGTGACAACCCTTTTACATTCGATAGGCTTAAAGTTACATCGTTCAATGTTGGAGATTTAGAACGCGACAATCAATTTGAGACTATCGATAAACTTAATGGCAGATTTCAAACGACTACTATTGAAGAATCACGAAAAGCGATACTCTTAATCGAATATAATGTTGATAAAATGGCGCATGCAATCCATTTACGTAGTCAATTAGCGGATTTATTTAAAGGTCGTTTTTTTGTTCGTGAGCTTGTACCGTCAAACGTTGAAATACCGTTTCAAGGTTTTAACGAACCCGACTTTGAGTTTCCTTTAAATTATGCGAGTGGTATGCAACTGGAGTTAATGTTATCGAGTATTAGCGACTTTGATACAAATAAGACTTCAGGAGAAATTGAAGTAGTTTTTGAAACGGCAGAAAATCCGTATTATGAATCAATTGGACGTAGTTTACAGTTAGAAAAGCTCGATTCACCTTATCTGTGGTCAAGTGACATGCGTATAGAAATGCCTTTAGAAAGTTCGAAGCGGACATACACATTTCTTAACGTTAGAAGCGGTGATGTGTTTTATCATGGCACTCAGCCGATTGATCAATTTACATTTGATAGGATAGTTACAATTGTTTTGGGGAAGGATACAGACAAATTTAGTTGGAACCTCGAACATTCAGAAGTTATGACGATTGAGGGGTTGAAACTTAAAGCTGGAGACACAATTAAATATAACGGATTACAAACATTCAGAAACGGCGTAGCAATCGATGAGTATACACGATTGTCACAGCCGTTTTTTAAGTATGGTTATAACTACTTTAATATCAATCAATCAGTTCAAAAGATTGTTTTTGACATGAAATTTTACAACAAGTAGGTGATGAAATGCCAGTTTTAATTAAAAACAGAATAGGTAAAGGGTATCCAATATTTGCGCCTACAACATTATCGGAGAAAATTAATGATGATGGCAGTTTGTCATTAGATATTTTAGAAAACGAAAATACTTACGACTTAATATCGTCTATATCAAAAATGTGGACGATTCATAATGTTGGTGGTCCTGACGACAAAAATGTCTATGTCATCATCATTATTGATAGAAAAAGTAAAGGTAATAAGCAATTTTTGAGTATTACAGCAAGACAAAAGCAACTTGATGATTTAATGACATCGCGCATTATCAGTAATGTCACTGGCAGTTTTACAGTTGAAAACTATTTTAAGTTGGTCTTTCAAGGCACTGGTTACAAGTACAAAATACCTGTCAAAGTACCGGCGTCGCGATGGGAAAATGCCGGTCAAGGTGACAGTCGATACGACATGTTTAAGGCTGGTCTTGACCGGTATGGACTTGAATACAGTTACGACCCAACTACAAAAACATTTACATTAACGCCGTTTTTAAACAACGTCGTTAATTACTACATTTCTAGCAAGGTAAATGCGAATAATTTGAAACTCGAAGAAGATGCAAGCGAAGCATACACGTTTATTCGTGGTTATGGTGGTTTTGAAGATGACGAGGAATTCACGGAAGGTAGCTTATACATTGAGTTTACACACCCTTTAGCTGAAAAGATTGGGGAGCGCGAAGCTCCTCCGAAAATCGATGGACGTATAACGAGTGTAGAGACGATGAAAAGAGAACTAGAATACATCATAGATCAATCAATTAAAACATCGTTATCGTTAGACTTTGTTGTTTTACGAAAACAATTTCCGACTGCCATACCTAAAATAGGTGACATAGTGCCTGTGAGGGACGATGTAATTGATGTGAATGATAAAGTTCGTATCATCGAGATAACGACGCACAGGGACGCGCACAACAACGTTATTAAGCAAGATGTTGTTTTAGGTGATTTAAGACGTCGCGACAGATACCAAACAAGTGTGAATAATGCTGCTACCCTCGCTAATGGACTCGGTGGAGGATACCAAGGTGCTAAGTCCATCAAAAACGTTACTAAACAAACAAGCGCGGTCGCTAAGTCGATGAGTAGTGTTGTACAAACGTCTACCGCACTGAAATACGATGGCTTAGGCATACATGGTAAAAACGGTAGTTACGATGTCTTATTTTCTAGTGAGGGTATCAAATCCAGCATCGACGCCGGAGAAAACTATACAACCTTGATTAATGGTAACGGTTTTAACATGGAAGCTATGCCTTTAGCTACTAATCAAATGAATGGTTTGATGAGCGCTGAGGATAAAGCGAAGTTAGATAAAGTTAACACGAACGAATCGACCAATGAAGTTGAAATCAACAAATTAAAGTCTTTAGAGGTGAATGCTAAAGGTTTAGTTATTACAGGTGAAAACGGTAAAAAATATAATTTGATTGTTGACGTTAATGGTCAATTAAAAGTTAAGGAGGTCTAGATTTGAAATTAAACTTACTAAAAAAACTAGACGTTTTTTTTAATGATAAATCGATAAGGCAACATGAAAGTAACTATAAAAAAATTGAGGAAACAGTAAATTCAAACGAAAAGTCATTCGAAAAACACAAAAAAACTGAAAAAGACGCGCACGATAGTAAGCAAATAAGACATGTAAACACCACTGTATACAACATGCTGATTTATCAAATGGAGAGAATTAGAAATCTTGTTTTGGGTGTCGACGGCGATGGGATTAAAGAGATTACTGACAGTCGAGTTTCAAACGATGGTACAACGCACGGATTATTGTCCGAGCGTCTTTTTTAGTGCGCCCGGCATGGGTAACTTCTTGACGGTGAAAGTCCGTTACAGGCTTGGTAGTAGGAACTGTTAGCGAAAGACAAGGGTGTCCATTGCGAAGTGGAATCTGAAGGAAGTCGGACGCAAACACTCGCACTGACGAACAGAAATATCATACTAAGGCTATGTAGAATGGATGAATCTGCTGAACAAGATGAAGTCCGATACTACCCGAGTTCTATATAGTAAATGATGCGGTGACATGAGTGGAAAGAGGTTACACCTTACCCGGGGAGGTCTCATCAGCGGTATCTCTACCGTAGTAACAACGAATGATGAGAAGTCAGCAGAAGTCATAGTAGGGAAAATGTACCGAAGGACTGAACAATATTCAATACAAAGTAAAGATTGGAGGTTATAGATTTACGACGTGCAGAATACGGTCTTAACCGGCAACTTATGGAAGGATAAGTAGTGGAACGAAAAAGAATACATAAGTGTGTACAGTAAATCTTAGGTGAAATGAAAGAAATGTATCGTAAGTCTCCATCACTGATGGAGCTTGTTGTAAGACCAGACAACATAGAAAAAGCTATCAAGAAAGTTAAGAAAAACAAAGGTGCTCCTGGAATTGACGGCATGAAAGTCAGTGAACTTCATGCTCACTTTGCGCAGTACTTTTCACGGATAACGAAAAAACTGCTTGATGGTTCATACAAACCTCAAGCAGTTCGAAAAGTTCAAATTCCCAAACCAAATGGGAAAATGCGTGTGCTTGGTATTCCTGTCGCTAGAGACAGAGTGATACAACAAGCCATTAGACAAGTGATTGAACCAGGCATCGACCGAACATTTTCAAACCATAGCCATGGTTTCAGACCTCATCGTAGCACAGGAACAGCACTTAAGCAATGTGCTGCCTACTACGAAGAAGGCTATAAAATAGCCGTGGATTGTGATTTGAAACAGTGCTTTGACATGTTAAATCATGATAAGCTCATGTATTTGTTCGAACGCCATGTTCAAGATAAGTCAATTTCCACATTTATCCGTAGAAGTTTACAAGTCGGTGCCATTGACCTATCTGGCGAAGTCGCAGAAAGAAAGATAGGTGCACCACAAGGGGGCGTTATCTCTCCCTTACTATGTAATATCTATCTACATGAACTGGATAAAGAACTCGAAAAGCGTGGACACCGATTTGTACGATATGCCGATGACTTTGTCATCTTCGTACGCACAAAACGTGCAGGCGAACGTGTAATGTCGAGTGTAACGAAATTCATTGAAAAGCAACTGAAGTTGGTGGTCAATGAAGAGAAAAGTAAAGTAGGAGCAGTCACACGTTTAAAGTTCTTGAGTTGTCTAATAACCAAGGTAAATGGGGTTTGTCGTTTCAGACCGACTACGGAAGCAAAAAGAAATTTAATACGCACCTTAAGGAAAATAACGAAACGAAATAGACCTGGTACCTTTAAAGAGATTATCACTGAAATTAACCAAGTGACGCGAGGTTGGATAAATTACTTTGGTAGAGGTTTTATCAGAGTATTTCTTGAAACCACACAATCTTGGTTAAACCGCCGACTTAGACAACTCATTCTTAAACGGTGGAAAAGAGTTAGAACGAAATATAAGATGTTGCGTCAATATGGTCTTGACCATAGAAGTGCAATGAAAATCGCACAGTCTCGCAAGAAATACTGGCGGTTATCGAACACGCACGAGGTTCATCGTGCACTTACAACAAAACAACTCTACAAGTGGGGATTAATACCATTAGCCCAGCTTGCAGAGTTGGCTTACGCAAGATATTGAACCGCCGAGTACGGAACCGTACGCTCGGTGGTGTGAGAGGACGAGTAGTCAATTAATGGCTATTCTCCTACTCGATTGACTTTAATAATTTTTTCAAGGAGATTGAAAGGTTGGATAAAAAATTCGTTGAAATAAATTTTGGTACTTACGATGTTGATAAAACCGGCGAAGCGAGTGTGTCAGAACAGTTGCAAGAAGCGTTTAATAAAATTCATGATGCAGGAGCTGGTAAACTTTATATTCCTGCTGGAAAATATTTATTGAATGATCGTGTTGATATATTTGAAAATACGACAGTCGAGTTAGATAAAAACGCTCATATCTTACGTGGTAATACGAATGAATTGTTTATGAATGGTCCATACAGCGACAAATTTTACGGATATGAAGGACGAGGGAACATTCACTTCATCGGTGGTATATTTGATGGGAATTACGAACAAATTGATAAATATCCAACTAAAGCAGCTAATTTGATCAATCTCAAGCATGCGGAAAACATCAGTTTTACCAATTGCGTCTTTAGAAACGTCATAAGTTATCACGCTTTAGATGTAAACGGCGTTCGTAATTTACGAGTGACTGATTGTATTTTTGAGGGGTACATCAATCTAACAGAACAAACTAAAAAAGAAGCAATTCAGCTGAGTGAATACACTAGAGATAGTATTGCGGGCGAGGGATATTATGACGGAACACCTTGTAAAGATGTGATTATAAAAGGTTGCACCTTTAAAAAATCTGATATTTTAGATGCGCACGCCGTTGCGGTAGGTAACCATTTATCAACTAATGACATTTATCAATCTAACATCACAATTAGTAATAACACTTTCGAAGAGTTGCTAGAGGTCGGAATCAGACCTTACAAGTGGCAAAATGTACGTATTGAAAACAACTCATTTTTAAGTGTTCCACAAGGGGTTAGAATATCTTCCGTCGGTGCTAATGACGTAAGTGCCCAAAATCCTGATGGAACACCTTCCGGCAACCCTCAAGCTGGATCTATGTACTTTATTAACAACAACTTTTTCGATGACTATTCGGCTTTTGGTGTAAGTGTATACGGCAATCAATCAGAAGGGAAGACAGCCTTAGTTAATGATATTAATATCAAAGATAATGTCTTTAACTGCAACAACAAGACGAAGGGTGAAGCTATTAACCTCAACTTATGTCAAAATGTACAAATTAAAGATAATGTCATTACTAGAGGTGTAAGAGGTGTTCGACATATCGGCAGTAAAACGGTTATTATCGAAAATAATATTTTTAACGATATTGGTCGAGAAGCTATTTTTAACGAAAAATCTAATTTTATAGGTGCACAAGAGTTTGTTGCACAGTTACACATTAACAACAATGTTATAAACACGTCTGGTAGAAACGGAATTTTTGTACAATTTGCTAAAAATTTTCTAGTTAGAAATAATGTGTTAAACGATGTGAATAAAGAGAATAATAGTGGTGTTCCAAGAGGTGGAATTTACATTTCAGATTCCGATACCGGTTCGGTCGAAGGGAATTTTGTTTGGGGGAAAAATCAAGATTTTTCGGTGAGAGCAACCAAAAATAAGACTGTAAATTTCTTTAATAATGGTGGAACAGGCAATTCTTACGTTGACGATGACGGCGGTAATTTTATTGGTTTTTGGAATATTGCAAACAACAATAGCATTATTAAAAAAGTGACTAAGGAGGAATAAGATGGATTATTTAAAAGCCAGACCAAATAAAACAGCGACAATCCCTTTAGAAACAACTGCATATTATCAGCCGAATCAAGAATTAAATATAAGTTTTTATACTATGGACATTAATAGTGCTATATTAAAATTTATCGTTACTCAAAACAACGAGGTTTTGTCGATTGGAGAGGAAAATGCTATAGCACAAATTATCCTAAAACATCAAGACGGTTCTAAAATCGTAGATGATCTAAATATATACGATCCTTTGAACGGTATTTTAACATACAGAATACCCAATCAGTTTTTATCTCGCAAAGGTCAAGTGAAAGCTCAAGTTTACGTAGTACGAAAAGGGAAAGATGTAGAAAATACAAGTTATGCAGTAGTTGCTGAACGTATTTTTTCTTTCAATATCAATGAAAGTTTGATTGATTCAATTGATGCAGAAACCAAATTAAATTATATTGTACGTTTTGAAGAATTAGAAAAAATAATTAGTAACAGAATTAAAGACATCGAAGACAAGTTTGATAGTGTTGATGAGTATGTTGAACGTATTGAAAATGCTCGAAAAAAAGGGATAAGTGATATCGATTTAGCTATAACTAACGGTTTAGAAAAAATAGGCGAAAAATACAACGAAATAAATAACAACCTTGATGGGAGATTGCTGGAAGTTTCAGAATTTGTAAATTCAGAAAGAGAAAAATTGATTGAAAAGCAAAAAGAAATAAATATCTCAATAGATGATTTCAACGAAAATAAAAGTAACTATGTTAAAGCGGAAGAAACGAAAAGTTGGCAAAAAACAACTCTTGTTGAGCCGAATGGTGATATACCAGTTTTGAATGATGTCGATTTTAATTCACCAGAAAACTTTTTTGAAAAAAGTGGTTTTTATTATTGCATTAATAGTTCAAACCAGCCAACAGACCAAAGCCTTGTTGCTTTTGTAGAATATTTTCAAATGAGCGACACCGCATATTTAATTTATAGACCATTCAACTCTGAAAAATACTTCATAAAAACGAGGGATAGCGAAAGACAATGGAGTAGTTGGAAGTCCCCATTCCATGGTTTAGCCGAAGAACAAAAAACTAAAGAATTGATTGAAAGTAAATTTAACCAAATCATTACTAATTATCAATCGAAAATATACGATACCGGTTGGCAACAAATATCATTCATGAATGGTGTTGAAATAGATTCTAGTGTAGCAGCCTCAGGTTACCGTATTAAGAATGGTGTTTGTCAGGTCATCTTTAACATCAAATTAACAACGGATTCTATCCCTTCCACATCATTACCAATATTCAAATTGCCAAACAACTATTCTCCATCGTATCCATTTAGTTTTTTGGCGAGAACTAATGGAATTTCTGGAAAAAACCCTGTCAAATGTAGTTATGACTTTGTTAAGCAAGAATTTAAAGTTTGGCAAAATAACGATAATACACTTAAATCCGGCGACTATATTTATGGAACTTTCACTTTTTTAGTTGAGGAGGACCAGTAATGTACAAACAAATATACACTTATAACGGCACCCCATACCTTCTAATGGTTGATGAGTACAATGTGCCCTTTGAGTCAGAACTAAAAAAATATAATATTGAGAAATTCACAGATGTTCAGCCAGAAAGCGTACTGTATTGGCCAGTTAAATTTGATGAAAAAGAGCAAGTTTGGTTGGGATCTGACAAACCGGAAATATCTAATGAAATCGTTGAAAGCGAGGATATTAAACCTAGCCCGCAAGAAATGATGATAGCAGAAACTCAAGTAGCTGTTGCTGAAAGTACGCATCAACTTAAAGAAACGCAAGAAATGTTAGCACAAACATTACTAGATAATGCAGAAAAAGAAAACAGAATTAAAATGTTAGAAGAACAGCAAGCTCAGATGATGCTTGCATTTGCAGAGATTAAGGAGGCAGAATAATATGAAATTCCCAAGTTTTAACAATATCAAATATTTTTATGACAGAAAGTGCTATACAAACGAACAAATCAAGCGTTTTGTAGAACTAGAATGTATCACAAAAGAACAATTTGAAGAAATCACAGGTGTTGAATATGAGTCACTGGCGTAATGCTTGTGACTTTATTTTTTTAGAAAGCGGGTGTGATAGTGTTCGGATTTATGAAACGACGCGAGCATGAATGGCGTATTTTGCGTTTGGAAGAAAATGATAAGGATATGTTCAAAAAGTTAGATAACATTGAACATAGTCTTAGGGCACAAGAAAAAGTTTACGACAAGCTCGATAGGACTTTTGAAGAGTTAAAGCAAGATAGGTTGAAAGAAGAGCAAAATAAAAAAGAGAATGCTAAAAATATTCGAGAATTAAAAATGTGGATGCTAGGTGTTATAGGGACTATCGCAAGTACAATTATAATCGCTATTTTACGTACCTTTTTTGGTATTTAAAGGAGGTGATTACTATGTTGTTCGGTTACAGTTTTTGGGCGTGTTTTTGGTTTGGTAAATGTAAACGTTAATTAAAACGAAGTCGGCGCTTATGCGTCGACTTATTTTTATGAAAGAGAAGTGATGTCATGTCATTACCTAAAACAGGTAAACCAACTGCTTTAGATGTTGTAAATTGGGCGTTGGACTTAGCTAAGCGACGCAAAGGTGTTGATGTAGATGGCTATTATGGAATGCAGTGTTGGGACCTACCTAACTATATTTTGAAGAAATACTGGGGCTTTACCACGTGGGGTAACGCAAATGCGATGGCTCAGAAAAGTAATTACCGTGGTAATGATTTCAAGATTTACAAAAACACACGCTCTTTCGTTCCACTTCCTGGCGACTGGGCAGTTTGGGCGGGTAGTAATCCTGGACATGTAGCAATCGTTGTGGGTCCTGCAAACACCAGTTATTTTTACAGCGTGGACCAAAATTGGTATACAGGGAATTGGACAGGCTCGCCAGCGTATAAAATTAAGCACAATTACAAAGGCGTAACACACTTTGTTCGACCGCCTTATAAAAAATCGGCTACACCAAAGCCAAGTGACCCATCAACGCCTAAACCTCCCGTAGTTGATCCCGAGCCGAACAAAGAAGCGGAAAAACCAAGTGTAAGGTTTAAAGATGTCACAAAAGTTATCTATACCATCAAACGCAGTGACTTTGGTTCATGGGATAAATTTGAACATCGTGTAGCGTGGGGGAAAAGGCGCAAAGGTAAGGTTAAAGGTGTAACGATTAAAAACGCGCACACAATGCGTTCAGTGAGCGACTTATATAACGATAGGAATCAATATATCAATTCAAATGAATATCCGCACTACTACATTGATTACATCTCATCGTGGTCGCCACGCGACGAGGGGTACGAGTATCCTGGAGAACCAAATAACTTGGTTATCGAGATATGTGGTGATTATGCAGACGACAAAGAAGCATTCATCTTGAGTGAATTAAAAGCTATCATGTTAGTTTATGAGATATTTAAAAACCACAATATTGAACCTAAATTAAGTAATTTAAGAATCGAAAACACAGTATGGCGTTCGTTGAAAGAACATGTCAATTGGGATTTTGTAAAAGACGGTTTCCCACCTGAACAAAAAGTTAATGAACTTATTAAAAAGATTTACGGTTTGTACGAAAACCGCGAAAAATTACTTGCTAACGTAAGTGAAGAAAAAGTAACAAAGTCAAAAATTAAAGTTGTTGTTGATGGAAAAAATAAAGATGTTGTTGCTCAAAGCGAGTCTAAAAAGAGTCAAAAGAATGTTACATCTAATTCACCTAAGATAACCGTCGAAAGGAGTAAGTATACTTTCAAACAGGCTTTAGACAAACAAATGCGTGTCAACCCGAAAATCAACACAGGTGGTGGTTGGTATAGCGCAAATCGTGCTAAAACAAGTAATGCTATGAACCCGACTAAAATTTGGAACAACACTACACAGCGTTATCAAATGTTGGATTTAGGTAAATATCAAGGCGTTCCAGTATCGAAATTAAATCAGTTGTTGGACGGAAAAGGGAAGTTGCACAATCAAGGAAAAGCGTTCGCCGACGCTTGCAAAAAGTATAAAGTGAATGAAATTTATCTGATTGCTCATGCATTGCTAGAAACTGGAAACGGTAAATCAAACTTTGCAAGTGGTACTTATGGTGTTTATAACTTTTTCGGCATAGGCGCATTTGATTCAAATCCAAACAACGCAATTGACTTCGCTAGGAATAACGGTTGGACTACACCAGCCAAAGCTATTGTGGGCGGTGCTAAATTTGTGAGGCAAGGCTATATTTCTAAAGGACAGAACACGCTTTATCGTATGCGTTGGAATCCTAAAGCACCTGCCACACACCAATACGCTACTGATATTAACTGGTGTACGCATCAAGCAACAATAATGGCGAGTTATTACAAAAAAATAAAGTTATCAGGAATATACTATATTCAAGATAAGTATAAGTAGGTGATTGAGTGATATATAAAAACAAAGATATTAAAGCAAACATCAATTCAAACGGTGTTGATGTAGGTACTATCGATGCTAACTTTTATACTAAAGATGTTGGTACAGCATCTATTAGAATTAGTATAAGTTGGCAAGGTAAGCCTTTCGATTTATCGAAAACAAGTTTTACACCTCAACTAGATCTATTTTGTGAAGATGGTTCAATTTTTATTGACGAGAAAATCGATGTCATTTCCCAAATTGGTGGTTTGATTCAATATAAGGTTAGTAATAAGGTCATTCGCCACGCGGGTAAAGTTAACGCTAAACTATTTTTAACGAATGGTAAAGAATCTATTCATGCATTAAATTTTGAATTCACTATTATTGACAGTGAAATTGATTCTCTTGTCTCCAAAGAGGTAAGTGTTAATTTAGTAGATGATACTGTACGTCGCATCGTAAAAGAAAATGCGATTCAATTATTAGGAGACGATTTCAAAACAAATTTGAATGACAATATTAAAGATTATTTGAATGATAACGCTGATAAATTTAAAGGTGAATCATTTAAATACACTGATTTTACAGAAGAACAATTAAACGAACTAAAAGGAGAACAAGGAGAAATCGGGCCACAAGGTCCGCCAGGAGAAAAAGGACAACAGGGGGAGAGAGGATCTAAAGGAGAAAAAGGAGATCCTTTTAGATACGAAGATTTTACAGAAGAACAATTACGTTCTTTAAAAGAAAATATTAATACCAACATTAACGTGAGTGATGCAATACCAATTATTTTAATGTCAGGTATATTACCACAAACAGAACAAAAAAAGCCAACTTACAAAATATACAACTTTGATAAATCAAAAATAATCAACATATCCGGTTCGGTTATCAACATCGAACCAGGAAAGAGTGTGCCTTTAGGAAGACTACCTATTCAATTACCAACCGATTATTTTTTAAACACTAATCACAGTAATGTAACTGTCCGTATTTTTAGTAGCGGTACTATTTATGTTACAACTCCGTCGACATGGAGCACAAGAAACTATTTGATTTTTTCTGGCATAGCAAGTGAATAGGAGCGATTTTTTATGAAGCAAATATATAAAAAAGAAGATGGAACACCTATTTTAATTAACGTAGATAATTTTGATTCTGACGTTTACACAGATGTACAACCAACTTATGGATTGTATGAACCTATATATTTTGAATCAGGTAAATGGATAGGTGTGTCTAAAGAAGAATGGCTATTATCATTAGAGGAAACGGATAATCAAGAATTACCTGATGAAAAAGATGAGGTAATAGCTGGCTTAACATTGCAATTACTTGAAACGCAAACAGAAGTTGAAAGTTTGCAAAAAGATATAGCTAGTTTAACGCTGACTGTTTTGGGAGGTGAAGGGAATGCGTAATATCGGCATTAAATATTACAAAATGGGTTTATATACTGAAAAGCAATTCGCTTTATTTGTAAAACGTGGATTTGTTGCAGAAGATGAATTCAAAGAATTAACAGGGCAAAATTATCAAGAAGTGATAAATGGATAAAAAGAATATATGTTTTTAAGCTGACTATTTATTTAGTCGGCTTTTTATTTTAAGGAGGATTATATATGAATAAATCAATGGTATTAAGAACAGCAGTATTAATTTTAGCTTTAGTGAATCAATGGTTAGCTAATCACAATATGTCACCACTTCCAACAACGGAAGATGACCTTAACACACTCATCTTAACAGGTGCAGCATTGTGGACTTGGTACAAGGATAATCCTGTGTCGAAAGAAGCTAAGTGGGCAAACCAAAAACTCAAAAAGTACAAAGCTGAAAAGAAGTTTGCAAAAGCAACAGGGCAAGCACCTATTAAACAATCGGTAGAAGCAACTAACCCATATGATGATATGGATCAAAATATTTAGGAGGTGAGACTCAATGAGAACGAAACAAGAGGCAATTAATTGGCTGAACAATTCTGTGGGCAAACAATATGATTTCGATGGGGCTTATGGTTATCAATGTTACGATTATGCTAATGCTTACTTCAATTATATGACTGGTTTAGCGCTGTACGGCATGTACGCTAAAAATATTGCAATTGATAACGCTAAAACTTTAGCAAGCGTCGCAACAGTATATAACAACACACCAAACTTTTTACCGCAAGCGGGCGACATTGTCTTATTTAATGGTCGTTACGGAAACGGTGCGGGACACGTCGCAGTCGTTACACAAGCAACGTTAGACAGCTTTGAAGTCGTTGAGCAAAACTGGCTCGGTGGCGGCTTTGTTAACGACTTTCCAGGTTGGGAAACAGTCACAAAAAGATGGCATTACTATGACAATCCAATGAAATTTATTCGATTGCATTATGCTGAAAAGAAAACGATTAAAAGTATTCTACCGGCTAAAAAACCTAAACCAGTGAAACGTAAAATCGTTTTGGTTGCCGGTCACGGATATAATGATCCTGGCGCTGTTGGAAACGGCACAAATGAACGTGACTTTATTCGTAAGTACATTGTACCTAATGTCGCTAAATACTTGCGTACAGCGGGACATGACGTGTACTTATATGGTGGTTCAACAATGAAGCAAGATTTATATCAAGATACTGCATATGGTCAGCGTGTAGGTAATCGTAAAGATTATGGTATGTATTGGATTAAAAACACTCAAAAACCGGACGCGATCATTGAGTTTCATCTAGATGCAGCAGGTGCATCAGCGAAAGGTGGACACGTTATCATTTCAGGACAATTCAAAGCTGATTCAATCGACAACACGATTCAGTCTGTAATTAAGTCAAATGTGGGGCAAATTCGAGGCGTAACGCCACGCAATGACTTATTGAATGTAAACGTATCGGCAGAAATTAACGTCAATTACAGACTGTCTGAGCTAGGTTTTATCACAAGCAAAAAAGATATGGATTATATCAAAAAGAATTATGACAAATATGCCAAAGACATCGCGGGCGCAATTCACGGCAAACCAATTGGCGGTGTTCCAGCAAGTAAAAAACAAGCTAAACAAACGACGTGGAACTGGGGCGGTGTATTCTACCCTAATCAAGCAATTAAAGTTAGACGTGAACCTGGATTAAAAGGTGAAGTGGTCGACAAAGGTTCGTGGCTATACAATAAAAACGATTGGGTTGAATTCTACCAAGTTATTAAAAAAGATGGCTACTGGTGGATTAAGTTTAAATATCAAGCTCCAGGAGCAAGCAAAAAGTTTTTCTATTGTGCAGTATGTAAGATTACTGACAAAGAAGAAAAAATTAAAAAAGAAAAATACTGGGGCAGTATTAAGTGGGCGTAATGTGGTATAATAAACGTCCACGACACGAAAGGGTAGCTTATACTGCTACCCTCTTTTTTTATATTCATTGTATAATTCAAGCGCGACGCCATTTCGTAAAGCGATGTTCTGATACAACTTCTTATACACATTAAGCATTTGCTTATCTGTGCTTAACTCCTCATCACTATCAATTACATCATACATGCTTTCAAGGTCTTCATGAAAATACCGTTGCATAACTTTAGCGAAGTCGTTTAATTCTTTTTTATCAATACCGCGATAACTTTCATTCACATCAGTAATATGTGTTTGTATTAAATCATTAACGATACTTTCAACAGTCGTATTGTCTTGCTGCGCCATCTTATTAAGATACTGATAGTTTAAGTCATCAATGTTAAGTATTAGTTTCATTTTTTAGAACTTCTCTCGATATATGATGTAATCAAATGTTCAACCATGTTACTCATACTTCTGTTTTCTTTTTTAGCAAGTTCCTTTAATTTGTCTCGATTATCTTTTGAAACTGTAACGCTAATTCTTGTGTTAGTATCCTTTATCATTTTTATCACCTCACAAATAATATAGCACAGTGCCGACACTTTTTAAATGAAAACATAAATTAGTGCTTGCATAGTGCAGGCACTTGTATTATAATATAGACATAAGGTAATCACAGGAGGGCACAAACAATGACTAAAGCGCAATTAAAAATCATTATGAAAACTGCATGGGGCGAAGCGAAAGAAGCGGCTAAAAAATTTGGTGGTAAATCAAAAGAGTATATATCAGAAGCTATGAAAAATGCTTGGTCTTTACTGATTGAAGTTTGGGGCATCACGAAAAAATATGATGTTCAAGAAGGCAAAGCGACATACAAACAAATTAACTACATCGAGTCACTAATGTCACAATTAGATAAAATGAATATAGACTATACTATTACTAAATCATATAGAGCTTATAAAAATAAAGGACGATGGATGTTAAAAGCAGACGCTTCGTCTTTAATCAGCGAATTAAAAGAATACAAAAAAAGATTCTAAAAAGGAGAAATGAAAAAATGAACAAATGGATTATTTACACAGGAAAAACAACGGATATGAAGAAAATATACAGAGCGGAGGGTAGCACTTATGAAGAAGTGTATAATAACTTTGTAGAAAAGTACGGCTATGATGTCTTAGATCAAGACATCTACGAAATCCAACTTCTGAAAAAGAATGGAGAAAACCTTGACGAGTATGACGTTGATTTCGACGGTATCCATAATCTCGAAAAATTAGAAAATTTTAGAGAATCTAATTATTCGTATCTGGAAGATTATGATTATAGAGAGTTGTTCGAAAATAGCAGCACTCAAGTTTACTATCATGAGTTTGAAGTAACGCACGAATAA